CCCCATTAACTCATTCGCCCTAACAGCTACAGCAGCATACGCAGGACCAGTCTTAATGGTCCCTATATTGTTGATACATTTATTTCTGATAGATTTTAGGTTTAGAATTATACCATCTACTGTTAGGTAATGTTTTTCACCTTTCTTATCTCGTATAGCCGTAATCCTGTCAGTTATTTTTTTCTGGGCCATCATCCTAGAGGCAAGGATTTTCGCGTTCTTTTCTAAATATCCAGCACGTATTGCTGCCTGTTTTTGGTTGAAGTCTTTTAGATATTCCTTACAAAATTTCTCCTGCATTCCGGTTAGTTTTTCTGTGCAGTTTGATTTAGAAACTTTGGCCATTCTTATAGTGTACACCACCCACGGAAATTATTGAATATGTATCAGCATTGATGTATTATATATTGGAAATAAAAGGAGAAATCATGACTTGCATTGTAGGATTAGTTGAAAAAGGAAAAGTTTACATGGGGGGTGATTCTGCTGGAGTTCACGGAAACTCAATAGAAAGCAGGAAGGACACTAAAATATTTAAAAACCGGGATTTTTTAATCGGGTATACCAGTAGTTTTAGAATGGGGCAACTTTTACGATTTAAATTGAAACCACAAGGATTAAAAGACAAAGAGGATGTTTACGCCTATATGTGTACAAACTTCGTAGAGGCGATTAGAAAAGTTTTTAAGGATGGTGGCTACAACAAAAAAGAACACGATCAGGACGAAGGAGGGGATTTTTTAGTTGGGTTTAAAGGTCGTTTATTTCACATTTATTGTGACTATCAGGTGGGAGAACAAAACGATAATTACGATGCAACAGGGTGTGGAGCAAATTTGGCATTAGGGTCTTTGTATACCTCAAACACGATGAGAAATAAAACTCCTAATGAAAGACTTAAAATGGCATTGGAAGCTGCGGGTAAATTTAACACAGGAGTATCGGCCCCATTTAATTTCCAAATGGTATGACACTTTTAGATATTTTAGCTTGTATCGGAATTTTCCTTATAATAAGGCGATTATCCCCTTGGCATAATTAAGTAATTTCATGTCTTGTTGATATATAATATTAATATGAACGATGTTAAAACAATCATAAAATATGACGGGCCTGCATTAGAAGAAAAAAAGATGGATGTGTCTGATTTGGCACCATCACTTTTATCCCTGTCGGAATTAATTAAAGATGCAAACAGAACATTTAACGGAAATAGGGCGGGAATAAAGGTCTACGTTAATGCCGATTTAGAACAAAATTGTTTTGAGCTTATTGTTCATGTTACTCAGACAATTTTTGATCAAATGACGGTCTTAATAAGTGAGAATAAAGTAAAACAAGCTAAAGAAATTTTAGAATGGATTGGAATTATTGGCGGAATAACATCGCCTATAACCCTTTATAAATTAATAAAAGTATTAAATGGAAAAACTGTTGAGTCAGTAAGTAAAGTAAAAATGGGAGATTCAGAATTCGGAATACAAATAACTGTCATAGGCGATAACAATAGAGTAGAAAATATCAATGTTTCTGAGCCGGTGTATAAACTTTATTCTTCATATTTGACCAGAAAAAGAGCTATTGAGGTATTAGCCCCACTAAAAAGAGAAGGTTATGACAAAATTAAATTTTATAAAGGTAAAAAAGTTTACGAAGAATTTACAAGAATGGATGTGCCTGAAATAGAAGCTTGTCCCGAGGTGGTTCCATCAAACATTACTCATTCCGACATAAAAACAACAGTTAGAATCAAAAAGCCAGCGTATGAAGGGAAATCAAAATGGACCCTTATTTATGAAAAATCTATAGAGGCATCTATTGATGATGAACAATGGTTATCTGACTTTCAATCAAATAAGATTTCAGCCCCTCCAAACTGCATCTTAGAGGTTGACATGATAAAAGAGGTGATTGTTAATGAACATGGGGAAGCCATTGATGAACCAGTTTATAGGGTCACTAAAGTACATAGGGTAATTCCATATCCTGATCAGATGAATGTTTTTTGTAGAAAAATTTAATCGCTTTTTTTTACAATATAATTAATCGTCGGGTAGGAAACGTCATAATCGGCTTTGTGTCCGCAGTTGTTACATTGATGATGAAACATAGCCTCATCATCTTTTATAAACCGTTGACCGAATGGAAGCATATACCCTTTAAGGCAAACATCACATAGATATTTTGTGTACACTACGGTCATATCAGAATTTTGTTGAGGCATATTATCTCTCCATTCTATTGGTATACCAAACTAAATGCATAGACGATTTTAGCACAGTCAAACGTGAACAGCATGCGCTACTCAGGAATCCGGAGAGATTTATGAACAAGAAGAATAATCAAAGGTATGAACCCCAGGGGAAGCCCTGGACCCGAGTTCCGCAGCAAGCTGCCGGAGTATTTTCTTCGAATAAACTAATACAAAAACAGAAAGATGATGTATTAGTGAAATCGATTTCTAGAATGGTAATAGCCTTGGCAGAGTTACAGCTCATAAGCCAAGGCTAGTTTAAAGTCGACACCGTTTGCCATTGGCGGTGTTATCCAAAGTGGTACCTATAGGTATCACTTTAAGATGATACTATAACCTACTATAACCTATTATGTATAGCGGTAAACGTATAATTCAGGTTTCCGCTATTTGATGGTTTCCTTTTCCGGGTATATGTACTTTCTGTCGGGGATATGCACTTTTACCCATTACAGGACATTGGATTCGATAAGGCTCCGGTTAATCCCTTCAAGTTTGTTTCCCAATATTACAAATTCGCTCCATTTTGGCGATCCATGTTGTGAGCGCGGATAAAATAGCCTATTCCCAGGTTCATATACTGAAGATGAGGCAATGGCTAAAAATGTTCCCTCATGAAAAATAATACTCATATTAAAATCTTCGGAATTCCAATTTACAATATCCCTCTCATAAATCTCTTTTCCGTTCTTGTCTTTGAGTCCGGTGTATTGTCCCACTGATTTTGGATAGACTTCAACCGCCCTTATATCTAAATACTCACCCATATCAAGAGGTTGGCCGCTCGAGGTTGGGTAGATATATTCACCATAAATAAGATCACCATACACCCATTTCCCAGTTTCAATACATTTACCCTTAAACTTAGTTCCTCTCATTTTAACCTCGCTTTCGATGTCCCATAACTTACAAGATAAGGTGTTTATTTACATCAATCCAATTGCTCATAGGTGTATCCTCCTAACAACTTATCTGACCTTTATAATACATCATTGCTGATATATATTCAACCAGGCACCTATCGTATGGTCAAAAACAGTCAAAAGAGCAAACCATAATCCCAAACCACACCCAAAAAACACAAAGTTGTAGTAAGCGTTTTTCAATCTCTCTTATTCGTGCCTATTTCCGACCCAAAAAGGTTAACCACCATAAAATCCACCAACACCCTCTTTGAGGCTAAATCCATTTTTCCAAGCGACAAAAACGCAATTTTATGAACCTAGCTACAAAAGAAGTCAATATAATGTAGGGTTATATTGACATAAAACAAAGAAGCAAAATCAACATCTAAGAATTGTTAAATCCACGCTTTATTTAGTTGAATATACTTAAGTACGGGGTATGTTAGTATAGACCAAAGATTGGAGATGCATTGAATTGAAACCCAAAAACAATAACTATCTGTTTCCGATCAATGAAATGTGCACGGAAAATACGGATAATTTAGACTCGATAGAATCCTTTTTAGAGAGCGACCCTGGGTTTTTAGTCCCTTATGCTGAAACATCTATTGTGATGATGAAACGAAACCTGGCTAATTTCTCCTGTTTTATTAGAGATAAAGGGATTGCGTTGTCTTCGGTAGATCAAAAAACAATTATTGACTACCAGTTACATCTAAAGGAGACGGGAATCTCAAAAAACACTTACGCTCAACGAATAAGCCACGTTAGGACACTGCTGAAATATATCGGAAAGAGATTTAGATACCGGACCATCAAGCAGAAACCCTACGAAAACATCAATGTTATCAATCTTGAGAATTTCAACAAAATATTATTCCATATTGAAAAAAAGATGCGCTATAAAGATCGTCTTAAATACTCCAAATACTTGAGAGATTTGATCATGTTTAAAATTTTTTATGTTACGGGTCTGCGTAAAATGGAGGTCCTGAACTTAAAACATTCCAACATCTTTGAGGAAAACGAAATGCTTGTATATCAAACAACAGTGAAAGGTGGGAAAAGGGTCACGAAAGAGTTTTTAAAGAGCCTATATGTGTTAGTTCAAGAATTAAAGATCATAGAAAAAAAAGAATCAGATGACTACATTTTTACCAGTAAACGCAACCTATCAGAACACAGCAAAACAAAACTGGATCAACGTGTACCCAACAACCTATTAAGGACATATTATGAGACAGTAACTGGCAAAAAGAGCCATGTTACTATTCACGGTATCCGTAATTTATCAGGGTATTCAGTACAGAAGCACAGTAACGATATCTATACCACACGCTCACATCTAAACCATGAAAAAGTAGCCACCACTGTGGAATATCTCCAGCAAGTATCGGTTAAAACAAGAACTCCAATTGAAGCCCTTAATCGGGATTTGGAGAATTGATAGGTATAAAAGTCCTCTAATGCCTACAGGACATTGGGTTTAATACCCATCATTTTCCTACGAAAAACCAAATTATCATATGATAATCTTTTACAGCCTATTAATATCAGGTTTTTGCAGGGAGGCTCTGGTTTTAATTTTTTAGCTCGTCTTACGACCCTGGGCCATAACACTCCGTTTACTTCGTCGAACGTAATGACTCCATATTTTGGGTTTATCTTCAAACAAATTTTAACTGCATGGTCAGCGATAAGTTCAGGCACAGCAAAGTAGAATTTATTTGGCATACAATATTTTCCATAGGGTAACAGTCCTTTCGCGGCTTTTTCATATTCAATATGTTTCGATTTTTTTTTGTCACGATTTAGGTCGGAAATTGATACCTTGACCTCAAAATCAATAAATTCTTTTTCATTGATAGCCGCTACGTCGCACCGTCCATACATAAACTCAGTACAAGTAATATCAAACCCTTTGGTATTGCGGTAATGGTCCATCAAGGCAAATTTTAAATTTTCAGCATTAAAACTGGGCCTCTTTTTTTTGCTCATCAAAATTTTCTTACTCGCCAAAACTACAGCCATGAAAATAGCCACATCCTCTCAATGTCCCATAACATAATTTACAGGTCATTATTTTTCACCGCCCGTTTCCCTAGATGCCTTCTTAAATTCCTCGTAACCATCCTGGAACCATAAAACACCATCTTTATATTCTTTCAGATAGTTATGATAGGTTCGTTCAGCAATGCCGAAAATCTTTAGAATGTGAGCTATCGGTTGGTTTATATCCTTGGACATTTTAACCATTTCTTCTATCATCTTCTGCGTTAATATCCTACGACGGCCACCAACCTTGCCTCTCTTTCGTGCCGATAATAGACCGGCCCTGGTATTCTCTCTAATATTTTCTCTGTCCCATTCAGCCATCAATGACAATAGGACATAAATAAATTCGCCTCCCTTCGTGCTGGTATCAACACCATCTTTCAATGTTTTAATGCTAACCTTTTTTTCTTTGAATTCATCTAACAACCGGATGCCTTTAAGCATGGACCTGTGGAGCCGTGATAGCTTTGTGACAACCAACGTATCACCTGGCCTCATGTATTCTATTGCTTTTTGTAATTCTTTGATTTCTTCCTTTGCGCCGGATACTTTGGCAAAAAATATTTTCTTGCAGCCTGCCTTTTTTAGCTCGTCAATTTGTGAGTCTAGGTTCTGGTCTGCTGTTGATACTCTTGCCCATCCTATAAGTTCAGACATTATAATCCAAATTTTCGCAATCTAGTCCAGAACGAATACAAATTATTATTTTATTATGAAAATTAATGGCTTCTTCTTTAGTTTGATGTTGAATAGAAAATTCATCGTTTTTCCCTCCAAATATCATGGTTTCATAGGGTCCTGGTAATCGCGCCAATAAACATTTTGGGTGATGTACAGTAAGTCTTACTGTAGAAACGTGAGATTCCCCAACATTAGTTTTTTTTATCCATTCACCCATTAATAATCCACCTCTCTTTAAAATTTAATGTCTTTATTTTGTGCTGATCCATAGAATTTAATCCTCCTTTATATTTTCTCTAGCAGATTTGATTAATTCATCTGCTTGTTTGTTTGTGTGTTTCTTTCCTGTTAAAGCAAAACCTATATTTTCCAGGCATCCCTAGCTAGTCTTTTCCCCATTTTCCTACCATCTTGAATAATTTTTTTTGAAGGATTATCCCAATCAATAATTCCCTCATTATCATTCTCAATCTTTCTAGTACAGGGTACATACGGTTTACATGTTAACTGCCCCTTCGAGTTCAAGTATTCTAAATCTTTATCCATTAGTTATTCTCCTTTTGTTTTATAAATACATTATAGCGGCAAACGTAAAACTATGTCAATAAATGCTATTTGATTTCTGCTTGAGTTTTTGCTATAATGTTTGAGTTGTTCGGAAATTCCGAACAACTGGATTTCAAAAATAGCAATAAACGATCGTTTTATGCTATAATCTACTAATAAAACCCAAGGAGTAACAAAATGCCTGATACAAAAAGTTTACCTCTCCCAGATCCACCGCCTGAACCTATTGATGAAAACCTAAACGAATACAGGAAAAAATTAAAAATTTATCGCGAACGAATAAAAGGGGAAAAAGATAACAACGTAAGAGCCAAATTATACAGTGAAATATTGAAATATTACGAGAAAATGGTTGTGTCTTGGGGAACAAAAGAAATACCGCTTAAAGATTTAAGGACTCTTATGTACGACAGAATTTTCAATGACGAAGGAATGAAGTTAGGATATGTAGCAAACGTAGCAATGCTTCTATACGATAATCTCAAAGATGAGAGATTACAGGATGACAGTTTTCGAACAAAAGAAGCTATCAGAATTTTAGAGCTAATTTTTAAAGGTTAATTTTATGCCTGGCGAAACCTATATCAATAAAAAACCATAGACGTACAACGCTTTCATAGTGATACAATAATGCCACCGATGATCCCGATGTTAGAGTTCATAATGCATAATGCATAAATACATTCGCGAAGTGTAGACTAGCAAACTCGGGGCCAGCGGTATTATTTTATTTCCTATCGCCAAAACTTTTCAAACTTATCTAACCACCCATCAGGAAACCCATTTTTCTGCCAGTAGAGAAAACATCCGTCACAAAAACATTCTTTTTTTTTCAAATGTAGCTATTATTTTTTTCATTATTGTCTCAACTCCAGATATCAAAAGGTCACTATAGCGGTAAGGACACCAGCAGCCATCCAGTAAATTGCTTGCCTCACATTCCCGTGAGCCATCCAAATTGTGGCAGCGCATGCGTCTAGTATAATAAGACACATGGGGAATGCTTGAGGTGGGATTTTTTTAATGATCTCGATTATAAATTCAGTCATGGTTGATCCTGTTAACTTTTTTTCTACTTTCCCAACTAATAAGATCAAGAAGTTTCTGTGTCCTTTCTTTTGCTTCTTTAAAACTAATTGTTCTTGCAAAAGCTTCTATATACACCCCATAAACTTTAACACTTGTTTTTTTTCTCATCTTCTTAATTTTCCTGCCTTCTATCTCTAGTCAAATTGGGCAATTCAATAAATAGCCACCGTAAAACCTTTCCGATTATCCGAAATATTAGAGGGGGAGTCATCATGGACCGTCCTTGGCCCAAATCAGTGGGTGTTTTTTGAGGTACCCCGTATTTCTTAACAAACGGTTCTAGCCTTCTTAAATTATCCTTGTATGATCGTTGTCCTGTTGGTCGTTGTCCTGTTGGTCGTTGTCCTGTTGGTCGTTGTCCTATTGCCATGTTCTTTTACCTCCGTTTTTATTTATCACTTGTGGTGTCCCCCCCTAATTTACTACCCCACCCTAACCGCTAATTGCTTTTCCTCCCTAAATTTGATGCCTGGGATATGCATTGCGCCCTGGATACCACCCCTTGCTATCGCGTTTATTTGCTTCTCATCCAAAGTCAAATATTGCCGTGGTATTGCTGACGTATCCGTGACTTCCCATTTCCAAACACTTCGAAATGATTGCCCTGCCCCTTTGATAACCGTGGGTTGGACAAGGGGTGCCACTGGCACGACGGTATCTTTCACCTGCCGTAATTCCATGGCCTTTTCTTCCTCACCTTTTTTCTCGGCTTGCTGCGCTTTCTTCTCAAGTATTGCCTGATCTTTCTCTGCTTTCTGACGAGCTATCTCATTAATCCTGGCTTGTTCGGCCTGAGCTTTCATTTCCTGATAGGTCCTGAATTTAACGATCCCCGATTTCAAAATGTTCTCAGCTTGGCCTAGTAATATCTTGGGTTGACTGAAATAAGCATTAACGGCCTTGAGTGCATCATTCATAGGCTTTGTAATCGTCTGCCGATCTGCCTCTATTTCCTTGTACCGTATCTTAACAACAGTCAAAATATTGCTGGCGTTACTGAACTGTTCCTCGTTTGAGATAGTCAGTGTTTGCGCCTTTTGTAAAATGGCTTCTGCCTCCTTTGCTTTGTCTGCCATTTCAATTGTCACATTTTCAGGCCTCTGTACTTCCAATTCACTTTGCGATGATTCCATCTCTGTCTGAAATAATGGTCTAGTCGTTGTTGTTTTCATTTTTCTTATCTCCTCATGTAGTTTGCGATATTCAGGGCTGATTGAAACATTGTCCAATCCCCGACACCGTTATGTTCTTTTACCTTGTACTTGTCTCCATCTATGTAAACACAGGCTCTTTTTATTTTCTTCCTGTATCCAAATAGATTCCTAAACGCTGCCTCATAAGCAGCACATTGAATGGCATGTGATTTCACATGACCGCCTGTTTTTATGTCAATCAGCCAGTAGGTGCCATCCACCATGAAAATACGATCAAGCGTTCCAGCGTAACGGTGAGCCTTGTTGAAAACTTTCAATTCGATGTACTCGGGTAATATTTCAACCCGTAAGTCTTTTTTAAAGTTTCGCCAAGCCGTTAGTGCTGGTTGTAGTTTTGGGTCGTATTCTCCCAAAATTCCCTTATCATCAAACTCCGTTAATGAATGAACCGCCGTGCCAAAAAGCATTGCTCTGGTGAGCGTTTCATTGTCAACGAATGAGAAATCAGATAGGCCGACATATTCAAGTGTGCCAGTCACACCAGGCAGAGCAGCCCCTTGGTAGTAGTACTTATGTTCGGGGTCGTCGTACTCCAAACCAGGGGCGTATTTAAAGGTCTCTCTAGCCATTAGCTGGTACTTCCGTCATTTGTGCTTGTGCTGCACTGTCGGCATATTCAGCCAGTTTTTTGGCAACATTGAAATCTTCAGTTTGCCATTTCTTGTAGTCCGCATTCCATCTCATGCCTGCACCTTTTGGGATCTCCTTTGTTTCGATAGGGCCGGTCCAAAAGAACACCCCATTGGCATAACTGAGATACCCCGACCCTATGTCTGGTGGTGACGGTGCTTGCTGGTACTGTGGTTGGGGTGCTTGGTACGGTTTGGGTTGAGAGACATCCTTCGGATGGGATTGAACTTGCGAAGTTTGACCATTACCGGACTGCGCTGACCCGTTATCATCGTATTCTGATTGGTCGAATACATCTGATGCCGCAGTGACTCTTATGGTAATTCCAATGACTGCCCGTTTCTCAGCCATTTTGAGTACCGTATTAGCAATATCGGCAGGCTCAGTTTTGACCTGGTTTACCTTTTCGATCTCCTTGCTTTTGTACTTCCTCTTGTACTTCACCCTCTTTTTGAGTTCCGGTGTCTTGTTAAATTCCTCCTGGCATACTGCTGCACGCCATTTGTACTTTTCCTCATTTGAACTGGCCTCGCCGTAAGCACTACCTAGTACGGTACCATTCTTACGATGCGTTGCTGTGGCCTTAACCCGAATCCTAACGGCATCCTCTGTGGACTTGTCCTCAATTTCCACTGAGATACTGATTCCAAAGGTGAGTTGTAGTATCTCCGCCCCTGGTTTCCATAGCCCTGGTTTTTTGGTCCCTGGGATCGTCCCATAATGAGCGCCCTCTTTCATGACGGATTTCATTATTTTCTGGATATGGGTCACATGTTCTCTGAGACTTTCAGGGGTCATTGCCTTGTCGTCATATAAGGCTGTATCCTGTTCCATTTCTGTGGTCAATTCCATACTCTTCATCCTAAACACCTCCAAATAGTTTCATGAAAAATAATTTAACAGGGTTAATGGGACGCAAGGCTTTAATTTGCGTATTAAACCAGTCCTGAATTCTAGTGTCGTTCATATGGACCAATCCCCATTTCTTGTTGCATATCTTCCACATCTTTAACCTTTGCCATTATCAAATCAACGCTATAGTTGAGGTCGTCCATGGTTATTACCTTCTCGGCTACGGGGGTCATATCCGCAACCTATATGGTGAAACACCTGTGAGACTCTGGACGTTAATCCCTCGCAACGTTTTTCCACGCAATATTTTATTGGGTAGATTGGTTGCCGACAGAATGTTTCTTTTCAATCTGGCACAACCTGTCTCCAACATAATATCCACGTTTGAGTTGTTGTGAGAATTTCCAAAATGAACTAATAAATCACCGGACACTAGAATTTCTTTATTCCTGATCTGTTCTAAAAGATCACTTGTCAGACTTTCTATGTCCAAAACTTTTCCGTTGCTTTTTGAATACCCCCTTTTATTTTTCCAATATTCCTGGTCTGTTACATTGAATGTAAACATGTACACGATCTCCTTTTGTTGAGCTTTACCCCCGGATCGTGTTAGCCTAGACTTACTATTGTACTGGGCTCTGGATTTCACGATCTGGGGCCTTTTTACTTTATGCTGTTATCCCCTCCTTTTTGTTATCAATTGAATAATCACCCTTTAACGTTTTGAGTAAAGCCGGGCCATATTCCCTCCGATCTTTCCGGTATATGTGAATAATTGGGGAATCCACTTTTAAGGGATTCTCCTCAATATTGATAATACTATTTCCTGACTCTACTATTACTTGATCTCCCTTTTCTAATTCTAAAAATGCAACTGACATCTAATCACTCCCTTTCTTTATTTGATAAGTCTATAGTACAGCAATGCCGATGTATAATCAATAGTTTATTGTATTCAATTCCTCTGTTATAGTTCTGCACTGTTGATATATAAAATAAATTCCTATACTATAAATTTATGCCAAAGCGTGTGACATACAATATTGATAGAATAATTTTATGGCTTGATCTAGGAAAATCATGGCGAGAAATAAACAAGTTACTTAAAAAACCAAACGGATGCGTGGAAGCATGGCTCAAAAGAAATAATATTGAAATTTTACAAACCCCCAGTAAGCATCATTGGGCTAAATTGGACAGACACAAGCTATAAAAACTATAGGGTTTGGTTTAAGTCCTGAATCTTATCTCCCTTATATCTCAACCGCCTATTTTGACCTAAACTAGAAAACATTGCGTTTGCCTTAGAAACAAATCCGACCATCCAACTATCCTTGTTATTTTTTTGGGTGGTTAACGCATAGCTTGTAAAGTCCAACACCCTATCCTTCCGTTCTAAATCAATGGGTTTCATATCAACGCCTCCTGATATTCCTTAACCACTTTATGCCTCAACAAAATTGGATAACAGTCACTACCTTCTTTTGGGAAAATTCCAGATGCCTCCAAACATTCTATGGCCCGTTCAATCAAATACGGCTGCTTAATGGCCTCTGCGTAGTCTAAATCATTTTTTTCGTTCTCTATGTCTCTTTCCATTCGCTCTTTTTCCAGTATACGATCCATGTGTTTTTCCTGTTCTTTTTTCTTTGCCAATTCCTCTTCAAATTTTTTGGCATCCTCAAGCCTCTTGCGTTCGAGTTGCCACTGTTTGCCGTCTGTTAGGCCCTTTGCCATAAGTTTGACGGGTGACTTTATTTTTTCGTAATTCTTACCATAGGCACATTCCAATTCTTCAACCATTTTTTGGCACCATTCAAAATTGTATTTTTTTATCCAAGACCTCCACTGCCAAATGGGAATATCATTTTTAAATGGTGATCCCTCCCCAAAAGTTAAATTTTTAAAATTAACGTCGTCGGTTTCGTGTTGCTGTTCTTTTGTTAATTGACATGAAAGGACGCGTACATGAGGCACTACACCCAGTGTAGTGGCAGCTACTACACTGGGTGTAGTGGATTCCTTGAGCTCCGAGTATTCTTTCTCATTTTCTCGGACGCCTTTATAAACGCAATGCCAAAGCCGGTATGTCGAGCCGCCCATTTTTGATATAAAACCCTTTTTCGACAATTCTTTGAGCGCTGCCGTAAGGGTGCTATCGGAACCGGCACCAGATTTTATTCTCAGGGCTTTAAATTTCACCTCTGCAAATTCGCTGTTTGGAATCATACATCCCGACAGTGCCATATAAATCATCCTGTAGGTCAGGCGTACATCCTTCTCCACAAACAGGTCGTATATATCATCCTCGACCTTTGTGTAAAACTTCGTTTTGGTCCTCGGACCGTTTCTCTCTCCCCCTGTTTTAGTTTTTCTTTCCTTAACTGTTAAATTTTCCATAATGTTCCGGAAAAAGATACTAGGATTCCCGTCTTGACATGCAAAGCCATTTGGCAATAGAATCAAGGTAACGCTTTAAAATTGAACTCGGCAGAACAACAAAAAGCAAGACAAAAAATATTAATATCTTTTTTTCCTTCTCACTTCCTTTGTTTGTGATTTCTCACAACATTACGGAGTGAGATTTTTTTTATACTAGCAATTAATTCAGATCAGTACAAATTTAACCAATCAGTCTTGCTTTCAAAATCAAGACTATACATTTTCCAAACACAAGTCAATTTAATTGGATTGGCAAACTACATGAAAAAATGCTTTTCCCCTAACATGTTACCTATGACAGGAATAAAAGGACGATCAGGACAAAAACCTAAATATAAGAAACTTCCAGAGAGTGTTGAATCGATTTTAGAAGAAATAAATAACTTCGGTATTAAAGAGCGTTTCTTGGAAAAATATAAGGTTTCTGACGTTTCACTAGAAAAGTTTCTTAAAAGACGTGGGTATAGATTAATCCATAGAAAAACATATTCATTGCAAAAGTTGAGCAAAGAAAAAGATTAATATATTTATTCTTATGAATAATTAAATACTTACTCTCATAAAGAAATAAATACTTGTTCTTTTATTCTATGTGTTGTATTGTGGGCTTGAAATGAGAAAAATGCTATAAGAAAGGATTTAAAATAATGGGATTAATAATACCGCCACGTGCACTAACCAAAGAAGAATATAATAGAAGAATTACAAAGTTAAAGGAATCAGGAAAGCGGATTACACTGAGAAATTTAGATCCTGAATTTTCAAAATGGTTTGAGACAAGCAGTACTATATATCCTATCTTATGGATCTTATCAAAAATATTTCGACGAGATTTTATATCAAGACATCAAATGGATCAATTGTTAGAAAATGACATACCCCCCGCAGCAATCTACGGGGTATCTAAGAGAGGAGAGAGATTAACATGAGACAGGAAATGCAAGAAGCTAAAAAAATTGTTCGAGTAACAATCAAGTTTATATTTTGCTCCTTCCTCGTTGTATGTATGTTAGTCGTCGGAATTATATTTTTGGGTATTTTTACGCGGTTGGCATGTATTATATTTTTAGACGGTTGGAATATGGTTGATTTATGAGAATAATATCCTTCATAAATGAAAAAGGGGGAGTCGGAAACTCGACAACAGTGGTAAACACCGCCTATTTCCTCGCTAAGGCGCAATATCGCGTCCTTCTTATAGATTTAGACCCACAAGCCAGCGCAACGTCTATTATAGGACTAGGGAACGGGCATGTTGATAATCCGCACACGTTTACGGCATACGATATTTTTTACAGTGGGTTTAATCCCAAAAAAGACATTATCTCTAAGTACGACGTCGACGTTATAACAGGAGACGACAGATTAGCCGGCATTACTTTAAAATGGCGACCGGTAAACAATGGGATAGCACAAAATGTTTTATCCGGATTTTTCAAAGCCAATAAATTAAATTATGACTTTGTTTTAATTGACTGCAAGGGTACCATCGGACTACCTAGTCTAAACGCTCTCATAGCAAGCACTGATTTTGTTGTGGTTATGCAGGCCCAATATCTTGCACTTGAGGGATTCCCAAAACTGTTAAAAACCATCAACACAATCAAAACAGACTACAATGTTTGCCCGAACATGCTTGGCATACTTATGACAATGTTTAATAAGGGGCATACTCAGGATGTAAAGCAACTTGAAAAGGTGAAAATAAGTGGGTTTAAGGCTCTTTTGTTTAATACGATTATTCGGACAAATAAGACTCTGTGCGCTGCTGCCGAGTCTGCTGTCCCAATAGGACTGTATGATAGTACCTCTAGAGGTTCCCTTGATTATGAATCATTTGCTTTGGAATTGGCTCAAAGGGTGAAATAAAGATGCGTGAGAGAAAGTTTAGGGGTATAAATATTGAAACTGGTGAATGGGTTTACGGTGATCTTATGCACTGTTCGGAAGGTCAGGTGTCGATCTTTTTACCTGACTCGTACAATGTCAGTCTCGGAAGATCAAAGGGGTTTGCTGTCGATCCTAAAACGGTAGGTCAATACATCGATAAAAAAGACAAGGACGGGAGAGAGATTTATGAGGGGGATGTCATTAAAGAAGAGGAGTTTGGAGGAAGTGTTGTGAAATTCGGTAAGGGTTCGATTTATATTCAAATGATCGGATCTACCGACGGTTGCGATTTAGATCAATATGAAGAAGATGAATTAGAAAAAATCGGTAATATCCACGATAACCCAGAACTACTGGAAAAACCTGATGAATAAAAATCCAAGAAACCCAATGGAAAACATCGGCACCCATGATTTTTTAAAACCAAAACCAAAACAACCTGAAATTATCAAGCGGTCATATTTTGTTACCCGTGATATTGATAAAAAGATTAACCGAATGAAAATTGATCGAGATGGAATTTCTGTATCTAATATCGTGCAAGAGGCTCTTGAACAATACTTTTCAGGGAAGATAAAATAATGGGTGAATGGCGACATTTCTGTAAAGAGTGTCAGGACCCAATCCCTATGAATTTTAAATTTTGTTACCATCATAAACACCTTGGAAAAGATAATAAAAAAACAAATCTACTAACCATTAAAAATTTTGCTAGTATTGAACGAGGATGTAAGGATGATTGAATGCTTCATTTCCCGTAATTTGGGTTATGGGACATTGAGAGGAGTTAGGGAATGAAAACTTTGGGGAAAATAATAGAAATGTGTAAGGACGGAAAAATCCCAACTATGAATGAAATGAGGTATGCCATTTGCGCAATGGATTCTTTGATGATTTTTGACAGGATGGCATTTTCCGATTTAAGGAGGGGTAAAATAGAAAATAAAAAACCTACCCTAATCTACAATGCTGAATTCCAGTATTCAGAAAGATTTGATAGATTGAAACGAGCTTACTCGAAAAGCCCAAAAATGTGGCTTGGAGATAGCAACGATCCAGATTCTAAAGATGTGCAGGATAGAAGAAAAATTTCTAACAAAATTGTCGAAAGAATTTTAAATAAAAATAAACCCGATTTCCTGTAATGGGCAATTCAAGACATTAAAAAATGTAGGTCAGTCCAAAAGCCCCGTTTAAACCGAAATCGGTTATATCGGTTTTAACCCCACCGATATCAAACGAGGAAATATAGACCGGATGATACAGAGCCCTCAACCGTAAATTATCATCTAAACGCCGTTCTATTCCCACATACGGCCCGTAAGATGTTCCAGTATATGAAACCCCCTTTACAATGCCTGCCGTGAAAATCTCGGCAGATAAACCATATAGAAACCACGTTTTATCGTTTAACTGTACCTTTAAGTTACCCTGCATTAAATAATTAGTGACGCCGGTACGGGGAGACGAATTGTTGCCAGATATGTAACCACCAAACTCTAAATCGTAATTTTCATTATAATTACCTATCACACCTGAAATATGTGCGGAGCTATAGTAGGAACTATAGATAGTAACCCCACGATCAGCATGACAATATTTGTTCAAAAAGAAACATACTAAAAGAACACTTGCTACCAGAAATAAAAACCATTTTAAAAACTTTCTCATAGCTTGAGACCAAATTTTACAGTTTTGTTCTTAGGGTTGTATGTTGATTCTATCGGTCCAATGTTAGCTGTAACACCTGATTCAGAATAACCTATTGTTAAGGTGTCCAATACCCCACAAGCGCTGGATATTTCAGTAGCGGCCCTTTTCGTGTCCTCCTCTGAATAATTCGACGTTAGATCGTCAAACCGTTTCGCTAACCACCCAATATTTTTTGCCGCAGTTTCTTTTTTTGCAAACTTGCTTAACTCCTGGGCAATTGCAAAATATTGTCTTATTGTCTTCCAGTTCTTTCGACTAGTACACCACATTAAAACGCTACGAAAAACATACCATATTGTTTTTGCATATTTTGAAATAAGACTCATAGTTTTTGACCTCCATATTTGAATAAAAAATATAACGTTACAATTGAAATTATAATAGATAAAGATTGTTTTAGCGCATCAAAAGACCATTTAATAAATTTGGCCCTCAACCTCTGACCCTCTTTTATTTTACCTAAATCGTGATTATTTTCCCCAATATTTTCAAACAGTTCATCGATCTTAGTTTCCATAGATTTATTCCCCTTATCTATATTTATCCCTAACTCCTGGAAGGAATTCTTGATAAACCCAGTCAATGTTTTAAAATTAATCTCAAGTTTATCAACCCTTTTAATTGTTAATTCTAACACTTTTTTATGGTTTTGGGACAATCCAAAGTCCCCCTTCTCTGCGCCAACTTGTATTTTCAACTGACAAATGAGTCCAAGTTGGCGTATCCTCTTCCAGTGCTGTTAACCCAAATTTATAGAAATCGTCAAAATTCTTCTTTACGTCATGTTGAATTTCTTGAGCCGCCATGTTTGATACTTTAATGTCGATGCATTTCCCTAGACGATGCCGAGATACTTTGGACCCTTCAGTACACTGTTCTTCTCTAAAGCCAGAGTAGTCGTAGGGATAGTCATTCTTGCTTCTCCACTGCCAATTATTTATAGTTACGGCTTTACCATATCGATTTCTTATAAATTGTGCCAAGTGTGGTAATTTGGGGTCTATTACATTAATAAGCCAATAAAACGTATCTTTCCATTTCTTGAAATAATCCTCGCTGAAAAACTCCTCGTATCGGAAATTATCAATGCCTTCAATTTTCATTTGATTAAATTAATGGATGGTCCTCTTTGACCTTATCACAATCAGAAATATATTTATCCATCTTTGAAGGGTCCCCTTTTTTCTCCCAATAAATTGCGTCTGCCAAATCAGCCAATGGCGGATAGTCCCTCATCCTTACGGCCCCAATGTCTTTATTTCGGATAGCCTTAGCGTATTGCAAATCAAAATCGTCGTTTATTGTTTTCTTATTACCGATCTTATAATATTTTTCCTCCTTGTGAAAACCACGATTTGGCTTTTTATCGTAATGAGCTCTATTTATCGGTTTATCTTCAAAATCATAATATTGAATACTCATGTTTATCCTCCTAATAATCTAACAATTGCCATTCTAATCCGCGAATCTGATAGGCTCCAGATGAGATGTTTGCCCGGAAGTTTATTTCCCATTCTTTAACATCGCCAAAGCCACCGGACGCCGCGTTAACGGCATTTAACAATGTGGTCGTTAAATCCAAGTTCGTCACATTTCCCGTTGAAACATCTACACCTAAATAACTGTAATCATCAGCAGTTTGATTTCCGATCGACAAGTCATTAGTTTCAAAAACTGTTATGGGCGTACCATCTGGATTTGCGACAATTTGAAAAGCTCCTGTGAATGGCGTTCCAGCAGTCCCCTCGATCATGGCAAAAAGAAAAACACGTCCTGACAACAGGACCGATTTATCCCAAATCCGAACTGGAAGGTTACTACTGTCAGTAAGTTCAACTTTACTTATCCTAGTAAAAGTATTAACTGTAAACGACTGCGAAGGTTGGAAGCCAATCGGGATAGTAGAAATAACTAAAGGCGGTTTTCCAAGAACCTTTGACTCCCTAAACAAATTTGTACCATTAGATCGAATTTTCGCCGTAGCATTCTCTCCGATAAGTTCAAGATCGGCAACGCCATCAATAGTCTGTCCGCCAAAGTTATCTAGTAAAACAACATTCGCACTACTGTCTATTCTTTTGAATGTAGTCACAAATCCGTTTTGCGCGATAGCTGCATCCAAAAGGGTCACGGTTAGGTCTCCTGACGATGCGTCCAACAAAATTAGACGATTCATATCGGCAAGAAGTTGAGTATAGTTTGTGGTTTTGGTTGCGACTCTTGAATCTAGGAGTGTATCAAAAGGTAAGAATGCGGAGTCACCCACGTTCCGTCGTTTTAATAGATCGTTTGTGGTGTCCGCAAAATATTGGAATTGAACCGTAGCAGGTGGATCCGATGCCCCGCTTTGCTGGGAACTTATCGCATTAAAAAAGTTGTTCATGTCCGCTCTAAAAGCGGGGAATGTTTGGTTCGCTACATCTCCGTCATGTTGTGCCATTTTTCCACTTTTCTCCCTAAAATCCTTTAGCCACCCAATTAACCGTATTTGATATAAAAGTAGCCGGATTCTTTTTAGTACCAATATCAAAACTATTATTCGTTTGATTTTGAAGAACTATAAAGTCTCCAGTATCACCATCTAACATTGTAGCAGTAACAATTGGTGCCGCAAAGAAATTTATTGCAAAACTGACATTTGTTACGCCAGCTGGGGTAGTCACAAGTGTACCCGAATCTACGACATCCGGCATATCAACATTCACCTGCAATTTTGAAATTATGATATTGAAAGCACTGTTTTTAGATGTCACTACTATTTTAAATTCAAACGCCCTGGCAATATAATCTCCCACAACAAATCGCCTAAAATCAGTGAAAGTCGGACTTCCTGATGGGTCATCAGGTGTAGTCCTAACAAAAATTTCAACTGATATGGTATCGGAATCCCCACCGTCAAAAAATCCTATCTGGTCATCAAACAGACCTTGCCTTTCGTCGAACGTATCAGCCTCTTCAACAATGAGTGCCTCCATATCAACAGAAACACGCGATCTCACGACTTTCCCAACATCTACAAAAGTATCAAATTCATATTCCCCACTCGTTTGAATTCCGCCGGAACTATCAAAAAGACCCGATGCGTCATCAAATAAACCTAATGCATCATCGAACAATCCAACCCCGTCAAGCTGTAGTGTGCTTCCAACCACAATCATATTTGTTTTGGTTCCTGTGAATGAGGGCTCCTGGGTGCTGTTTGCCACAAAATTCATTCTTAAAAGATCAGCCACATTTGAAACGATCACGGTCGCATTTTCAGATTGGTTCCCTTGAAAATCTTCGGCCTTTATTAAGTATGTGCCAGTCAAAGCACCAACTGTTACACCTTGAGATATACCAGGAAGAGATGCCAAAATATTGAATGCAGTCCCCCAAGTAGCCCCCACAAGTAAAGGACTCCATTTTACTATTACCTTACCCCCAACTCTCACTTGAAGATCGGGGACTAAATCCCATGTTAAATTTGAATTATTATTGACCATATTCAAACTAAAGTTTTTTATATCAGAAGGTGGGTCCGTGAGACCCGCTATGGAAATTGTATTTTGAGACTTTTCGCTTTCTGCCTGAATATTGTTAATTGCCTTTACGAAAAAGATAAAAAGACCTTGGGGAACGTCAAATGCTGTAATAGTTAGGCTGGATGTCCGTCCAACAAATATTTCTGGCCCACCGTCAACGGTGTATGAGACCTCGTAGGCAACAATAAACTGAGAGGGTGAGGCTTCCCAAGTAACGACTGCTCTTGTTTTTACGCTAGCCCCACCAGATGCGACATATAACTCAGGAATTATAGAGGGTGCGCCAGGAGGCGAAACATCAAAAGGTGATGGAAAGGTCGTATCCGGTGGAAGTGGTACAAAGACACCATCACCTACGTCCCAGTCATAGTTTGCCGCATCTTCCTCTCTAAGACTCATAAAAATACCTCGGCCACTATCGTTTAGCTGCCAACGGATCACCTTAAACACTTTGGAAGAAAAACCAAAGATATCGAGAGTTACATTGACGTTGTCGTAGCCTGCAATCTCCAAGGCTTTAAAATTGGTGTTGATATCGAGGCTTATCTGTTGCCTCGATTGTCTCAATTTCAGCCGTGCAATTCTTTGCGCCCTTTGAGAGTTTGTAGTACCCCGAAGCTCAATATTTTGAAATATTCGGGTACCTCCATCCTGGGCCTCAAATACTGAGCTTGTAACAGGGGTAAAGCTAGTCGTTTCATAATTTTGTTCTGGGTCCACAAAGACACCCTTTATCGCATTAAAAAGCTCGTTTCTGGTAGTCTTAGTCACAAGTTTTGGTGCACTGGAAAGCCAGGATTCGTCTATTGTGAGGGTAGGGGTAGTAAAGGCACCTGCATGTATCTCAAATTTTCCTTGTACATACGTTACGGCACCAGCAAGAGTAGTCACATTGAAATTAAGATTGTCGATTAAATTAGAACCGGAATCCACTACAATGTCACAGGTGTACCGATCAAATAGGCCAATCACTGGTGCCCCGTTTATTTCCTCCTCCACAAATTCTATCTGTTCTTCACAAATATTCGCTGCGGCTATTACGGTAGTATCGTTTATTTGGTTGCTGGTGGCTTCTAATCCAAATTTGGTGCTAGTTAAATAATCCCGAATACATAATGCTGGATTGTTGCTAAACTCGGTCAAAGAACTTCGTGGATCAAATACTTTTTTGCCACGAACAACTGCGCTAATAGTTCTGGTCTGACTTAACTTGTTCTGGTCAAATTGTAACCTAACCGCAACATATGCAATGCCAAATCCAACGTGGCTACTTGTCCAGTTGTCTATTTCGTTAATCATTTGCTGATCAGCTTGCGTTTGGGTTCCGTCAAATTTTTTGACCATTATCAATCCGTTACCGTTTGCAACAAATTCGCTGTTTGTGCAAAACCCGTTTGCGTCTAAAGTTAGTTCAACATCGCCGAAGAAAACGGAATCAATTGATTCAACTTCATGTCCTGCCAATGCCAGGATTGTCCAAAAAAACGGGTTTTCTCCGGCCACATCAACATTTTTTGAATCTTTCCCTACACTTGAAGGTCTCCTATAGACAATTTGCCCTCCCACGCGACGTGTGCCGTATAAAAGGATTTGGGGTGATACAGGGTTAATTGTATTAGTGATAAGCCTTCCAGCACCGAAAGAGGATATTGACGGAGCATTTGTTGAGAATGCGCTTAATATTAAACTGGCTGCCGCTGCCCCTGCTATACCTCCGGCAATAGCTCCCAAAGTACCACCAATTGCAACGGTCACAAAATCCGTTATAATTGTCCCCACAACAGCCGCAATTATTTGCGGTGACATGTTTCTCGATCCTCCTCAATCACCCACGCCTTTGTACAATCATTTGTAAATTTAGACGATTTTCCGGTTTTATTTAGAAACCAAGAGTATGTGCCTTGGCAAATTCCTAACGCTCCCTTAAAAAACACAAGGTCGCCTCTTTTTGCCATAAGAACCGGAATGCGCGAGAAATTTTTATCCATGTAATTGGTCAAGCTTTCGTACCCTGATCTTCTCAATTCGTCCCTACCACCAGACCATGTTTTATATTTGTTTTGAAAGGAGCTATAAAAATCCATTCCAGTTATGGACTCTACATATTTACCCACCCATATAGCACAATCAAGCACCCCATATTTGAAAGAGGTGGGCTTAGTATTTTCAATGTATTCTCGGCTCAATTTTTCTTTAAACATTTTTTATTATTCCATTATCTTAAAAAACACTAGCTTTCGGTTCTGTGTCCCCCGATTCTTCACTTGCCCGACCCCATGCATAATTCTTAAATCTTAAATCCTCTACAAATTCGAAAAAGTTATCGCCTGGGAATTCTTTTTGTTGGTCCTCGTTGTTGTATAGACTTAGTTTTTTTCGGTCCCAAAGTGCTAGAACGTTATTTATTTTTAATGTAATTATCGAGGTTTCACCAGACACGATGCTATCTGTATCCATAAATCCATTATAAATAATAAACGCATCAATCAAAACACCTGAGCTATCCTTGAACCCAAAGTAGACCGTTGCGGGCCGACCATGAAAGTCATCATCCAAGAATAGCGTTAAAAGTGCGTTATTTACTCCGCTAAGGGTCACAAGTATTGAACTTGCAGACAGCTCTGCATTTTCTTGCATTGCACCGATAGAGCCCAAACTACCTATGCCCTGATAGACTTCGCTGTTAAAGGTTACATCGCCAATGTCGCTATGGACCCGAACATCCCCAGAATCAAATTCAAGTTTTACTAAGATTATGGCCGAAACAGAATCTTTGCCGCTTTCGGTTACTATCGAAGCAGGTATATCCTTGCTCATATACTCAGTGGTTCAAATGCGCTGAATAATTTGGGCAGGTAAATTCCGTTTGCGTTTGTGCTGAAAATGCCGGCATTGTCATTCGATAAAATCATCTCGACGGTTGCGTTTGATGTCGTAATGGGTACTGAATCTGCCGGGCTATTTCTTAGGTTAGGCTCGAATGTTAGGGTGGCATTGCCGCCTCCGTCGCTATTAATGTTCTGGGTAATTTGTTTTAACTCGCCATTGACTGAGAAATAATCGCCTTTAAGAAGTATGCCGTTTATAGAAATGGGCCATCCATCCGTTATTAGCGTGTTTCCGGTTTGTGATGCGCCATTTACCAAAGGGACACCACCTCCAGACCCTCTTGGTGTTTTTCCTTCGGGATCAAATGCATTAAATGTATTTAAGTTTCCCCGTAGATCGTTAAAAAATGTAATCCACTCGGAGGCAATAGCTTTCGTCATTGGGGGAAGCGAAAACGTTGCAATCCATCGTGGTCCTGAAAGTTGTACCCGTTGTACTGCTTTGTTGAGGGGTGATTCAAATTGTTGCGTATTTGCCTGTAAAAAGAATGATGAGTCCGTGAAGTTAGGGACTGAGGGTATGGGTATTGCCATTAAACTTTTCTCCCGACCGACTGACTAGCCCTGCCACCTTCTCTAAACGCCTGAAAAACGGCGACTTGTGCTTGGCCCGCAATAATAGGTGCGGCATTGGCTATCTTTTGATCTATCAAAGATATATCGGCTCCTGTGGCTATCGTGATGTTTTGCATGATGGTTACATTTCCGCCCCCCATTTTATTGTTTGGTACTATAGTGCCGCTTGTACGAGGTACCAAAAGCTCTGGTCCTTTTTCCCCAACGATGACGGGCTGATTGGCTTGAACGGGACCGCCAAGTGCTTTACCTTTCGTACCGCCAAATCCAGGCAACGACTTAATATTGAATTCTTCAAATATTCCTTTTACCAATGGTTCGGTGACGCTTACTCTCAAAATATCAGCCGCAATTTTATTTAAAATATTTTCAGCGAAGTTGGCAAATGAGGTTAAATCGTTTCGACTTTTTATTATTGCATCTGCAAATCCCTTGGAAATTTCGTTTGAAGCAGTTCGTGCTGATTCAAATAACTCAAAAAATGATTTCGTCGAATCGTCAATTGGCTTTGAGTCTAAGCCTCTGGTAAGTTCTTCCAACGCTGTCCTGAGTTCTGCGAGTTTTTTGATATCTTTTGTGGCAAAGTCCTCAAAATCAAATGGAAGTGCTTTTTTTACTTTTCCTATTCTAGACTCTACTTTTTTAATAGCATCTTCGAGTTCTTTAACTGTAAATGTATCTATGTCTCCGAGTCGTCTCCTCAGATTAAAAATGGCTGTTGAAATACTGTCAGTGGCTTTTTTAAAGCCTCTTGCGACACCTGTCACTTTTGCTATCGTGATCGATAAATTAAAAAACGATTCTCCGAGTGTATCTGTTGAACCGGCTAATCCTTTAGCTTCTCGTTCGGCGGCACCTGTAGTTGATTCTAATTTTTTAAATATGACTGCCTGAGCCTCAGCGATACGCCCTGTATTTTGAAGTTCCAACAATAACTCTCGTTCAGCTTGTGTAAATTTTCCGACTCGACGCTCTAAAATTGTGAATGCTTCACCAGGAGCACTTAACGCCCTTGCCAACAATATGGTATTTGACTTTAAATCACCGCCAAATACAGCCGATAAATCTTGAGCCTTCGTCAATATCGTTTCAAACTGATCGGTCTTAATGTTTTGAAAGGTTGCTAGTGCAGCGGCTGCTTCTAAAACCGCACTCCGACTTGTCAATGTGGCCTTCCCTAGTTGAGTAGCAAACCTATCGAGTCGTCGTACAGATGTTTCTGCTTCTCTTCCGGTTGCTTTTAAAACAGCGCCAATCCGAAGTGTTACCTTTTGAAACGGGATAAAACTAGCAACTGACTTTCCGATGACTACTGACAGCGCTGTAAATATTCCGATCGAAGCTAGTGTTAAAATATTTACACGCTTTATCAGTGCTCCTATCGCACTAAACCGGCCAGCCACTCCCCCCAATGGACCTTGTACTATAGCTACCGAGCTGGCTAAATTTTGAAAACGGCCACTAAGACCTTTAAGACCTTTATCAATTTCTTTAGTGCTTTTTTTACTTGTTTTCCCAAGGTTGGCAAGTTTACGGTTTGCTTCGGTGACACCTTTTCTCAACTTCTTGATGTCTGCGGATATTATTACGTTTAATTCGTCAATTATTGCCATCTGGAAACTTCCTTTTCAGCTCATCGAGGAAATCTTTGCCTAGTGGCTCTTTAGGGGATTTACTAAGATCGACCCCTTGAGACACCAAGTACCCAACTTGTGCGTCCTCTATATCCCACATTGTAGCACCCCAAAACGAGAAAGGCTCCCATTTCAAAACCCCTAGGGCAAACTCCTTGTAAATATGGAACGGAAAAAAGTCAGAAAAGTCAGTTTTTTTTTTGCGATTGTTTTATTTTTTTTACTTCCAGGTTTGGGTTTATAAAGCCGATCACTACGAGAGATGTGAGTTGATTTGAAATATGTACGTAGTCTTCCATTATCAACGCTTTCAAATCATCATCACTTTTATCCTTTAGGTCATCACCAACAACAATTTTAAGAACAACCTTTAGCCATTCAAGGGTGACTGATTCCGGATGACCAACAATTGAAAACAGACCCATGCCAGTTCCTTTTTCTATTTTAGAATATAGATCAAACGTGGGTATCAGGGAATATTCTTTCCCGAATACGTTTATCTCAACAGTGGGTTTCACTAACCGACAGCTGGAGCTTTAAGTACCGCAAGTGTAACATTTGATTCATCGTCGTATGTTATTTGAACCCTACTGTTCCCATCATTAAATATTGCTTGTTCGAAAAACCCAATAGCCCGTTCCTCATTGGCCGGAACATTTACAACCTGGTTGCCCAACGTAATATCGCCAAATCCTGGCTTGTTTGTCAGTAAATTTTGAGCCGTTAATGTGACAGCAACGGCATTGGCACCGTTCTTAACGTACAAAAATGTTTTGCCATCGTTTTGAAATTCATCCCCTGCTGCGGATGCCACGTTAAACGTAGGTTCGACTCCTGCTCTTACCATATCCTCAACTGTTAGTATTGCCATCTTATTACCTCCCTAATTTGGTGTTAGCGTGTACGTACCTGAATTTTGTAGCGTTGCCGTGAATGTCTGCTCAGTATTGTGATCGCCCGACAACGTGTACGACTCAATTTGAAAACTACCCTCAATGGTAAAGCCACCGTTGAAAAATAGGCTGTATATATCAATTGAATTATTGATTGCATTTTGCATAAAGTCTGTGACGCTTGTTCCACCTTTATCTAGCACACCTTCAATATCTAAAGAAAGCGACTTGACACCAGCACCCTCAAGTAATGTACGAAACTTGTTGGAATCCTTGTTCGTAATCTCCACCATCTCATTATTAATTGTCATGCTGTTTGTTCTTGCTGCTGCTACTGTGACCGGACTTCCAGCCACCGCACCTATTTTAAGTAAAAAATTGATTCCGTCTTGTGCTGTCATAATTTACCCCTTAAATTTCTTGTGTTAAAACCTTGAATCGTATGTCTCCCCTAAAATTTACACCTTCATCGCTATCATCTCTAACTATATCAGATAAACCGTCCCATCTGCAAAGAACGAATTTATTATCAGGAACAGTTAAAGTCGCTTTATGTAGTAGGTCATGAACCCGTTTAAGAATGTTGGATGTCTCTTTTTTATCCGAGTTTTGGGAATACGCCGTTATTAGCACCCTGGCATCAGTGCCGTTAAATGTCTTCGTATCAAAGGGTTCGCTCTCAAGCGAGCTATAGACCAAAATTGGGAATACAAGAGGGGCCTTCTCTTCTTGAAATGGATTATCAACGATGCTGTCTACCCCATTACCAAGAAGAGCAAGAAGTGCGGCATCAGCTTTTAAAACATTGTCGATTGCTGTTTGTATCTCAAATGCTGAAAACCCACTCATCCGCTTCGTTTCCTTAATACCTTTTTTAGTTCGGCACTTATTCTACCTATAATAAATTTACTATTTAACACCAAAGTTCTTCCCAGCCAGGGACGAGCAGCCATTTTCAGCGTTCCAAACTCAAGCGCACGGCCATATTTTAAATTAGTGCCGACCAAAACAACGAAGCCCCGCGCAGCAAGAACCGATCTAACCGATATACTTTGAACAAGCCCTCCCCGGTCAGTTTTGGGAAACTCGCCCGGCGCGGATCTCTGTGCAGACTTTCCACCCCTTTTATATTTAACGCCGGAACGTGATCCCTTTGATATGGACTTTATAGCCTGCCCCTGTATAAGAAATCCCGCATTTGCTATCTCTTGTCTAAGTCCCAGGGTAACCGCTCCTGGAAACCGTATAAGTTTTCGGGTTAGCTTATCGAGCCCTTCAACGTTTTTTTGTGCCATTTAAACGACCGTCACCGATGCCTTATCGCTTTCAGTGGCTTCCAGAATATCAAATGTATCATCTTCGTCTTTGTTATAGAAATTTGTCAAAAACATAAACCGTGTGCCAAATCGGATACGTTGTTTGGCCGTTAAAACCAATGCAGGGTCATGGCGTATCATAATTTTATGGGTAATTTGATTTGACTTGTTTTGTGCTTCCAGCAATGGGCTCGTTCTTTTTGGTGTAAGCTGTGCCCATTTGGTGGCTAACACGCTCCACGTTTGAACTCTAGTACCCCCGTCTCCACGTGTGGTTGATACTTGGAGTATGTCGATCCGTTTATCCATTTTCGCGATAACGCTGCCATTTTTACAACATTTGCTCATAGAAAATTGATCTTGTATTGCTGTAACATTCCCATGGCAATGGATGATTTGATAGCAGGGTCCAAACAATCGCCTCGATTGTTATAACGGTAAGCGATTTCTTCAAGAATTGCTGTTCTGATTTGTTTGGGTACGTCATCAGCCAACAAACCATACCCCCCAATAAATCTCACTTTCAGAGCATCGGCATTTCTTGTTGACGTCGGCCATGTTGCATTTCTTCTTAGTGTCACTCTTCCTTCCGGAGGGTTTACGCCATCATATACTGAAACCTGATAATTAGACGCATCGAATACCGTCTCTACATCGTCGTCATCAAAAGAGGTTATCTCAACAATCGAGTCGAGTGGAGGTTTCGGGATAGTGATTTGTCTTGGAAAAAAAGCAGTGATAGCCCCCTGTTGGACACCGTCCCACCATGGGATATCGTTTATTGATCCCAAGAAATCAAAAAATAAGTCCCATGTTTGATCGATGAAAACACGGCCAGAGTAAAGTTCTGCCGCTTGTCTTGATGTGACTATTAGTGAATTAAGCAAAGAGTCGTCTGCTGCAAAGTCTACCCTGAGTTGTAATTTTGCCTCCGTTAAAGTTACGGGTTCTTTAAGCGGTTCTGCAAAAAGACTTGGACGGGAAAATGTAACTCTTTCCTTCATTCTTGCGGTCATTCGTCGTGGATGAAAGTCAAACATAATTATATTTTACCTCTTTAGGTAGGCGGAAACCAACCATTTTCATTAAGATATTCTGGAGTAACAAGATTATTTTCATCATAATACAGCAGACGCTCTGCAGGAGACATTGAAGCACAAACATCAACCAACATTTGAGTAACAGTACCGCACCATTTTTCCTCTGTGTAACTTTTTAATTTTTCCCTATAACCACAACATCCTCTTTGTGGAATATTGAGTAATGTTTTTATCCGAGTTTCGTGGTCATCCCACTCTTGCTCCAGTAAAAAAATTTGATATCCTATTGATCCAGACATTTTTTAATCTCCGATCACTGCCATTTGGCATTTAAACTCGCCACAACAGATGCCCTTTTAGCGGCATCAAATAAATCAGTTCTAACTTGGATTTGATTTAATAAGCCTCCCCATCCTTGAGTTGCAGTAAACCACCTGCCAATTATCAAGGTTTGTGATACACCGCCGATATCGACTTTTCCTTTTGATTGAGTAAGCGTCCCATTTAGATAAGCAAAATCAGAACCATTACGGCTAAATTCGTATATCTGAGGTGCCAACCCACGGGCATCAATCCCGTATCCGACAGAAGGGAATGTACCAGACCCGCTTCGCTCAACCTCCATACTGTTTGCGACATTTTGTCCCATAGTCCACCATCTTGTCGGCATTGTTGCTATATCTCTATTAGAGACCATACCCGAAGCGGTAGCTAGATTAAGTTTTGTGGCGACCACTAAGATGGTAAATTGTTGAGTAGCCCAATCCAAAGAAAAAGGAATCGTCATAAAATCATCATCTTCGTCAAATTCTACACCAGGCTTCCCAAAAGCTGTTGAAATAATTGGCTGGCTTGCAACAAGAGTTTGATTTGCATGGTTTAAATTTCCGCTTTGGTCTTCCCATTTAAAAACGCCTCCGGCTGGTGTTTTTAACATCGAGTTTGTTACTAAAGCGTCTAAATTAACCTTTATCGCAGGGTTAGTTTCTACACCGACCAGAGAACGAACATTATTCGCTACTACCGGACTAATCGGGGTTTGAATCATTAAACAAGTTCCGCAAATATATTAACTGGACTTGTGGCACCAGAAAGAACTGCTCTGTAGGTCAAACCGGACTTTGTCGCCGAAAGTAGAAGAGTTCCATCAACCGTAAATGATCCGTTATCTAACGTCAAAAATCTGTTTTCGCTATCGTTGTTACTTTTAACTTGTATCTCAACAGTTCCACCGCCAAAATCGTCTCCTCGAACAACAATCACCTTATTTCCACCATCAGTTTTTAGGGGGCCACTCGTAGTATCAACATTTACATTGTTTAGTAATATCCCACTCATTTAACTGCCTTGAGTTTCATCAGGAGAGTCTTTTTCACTGCCTTGAGTTTCATCAGGAGAGTCTTTTTTCTTTCCGCCTTTTTTCTTTGGGTTTTTATCAGAAGAGTCTTTTTTCTTTTCTTCTAAAATCTTTACGGCACCTAAATTCTTAAATGCTTTCAAAAGGTCTGGCCCAATTCTATACTCGCCACCTTCGTTGTACTTTAGTGTGAGTGCAGTATCATCATCTTTTCCCATTCGGGTCGATTTCATTTTCACTAATGTTTTCGTTGTTTTCATTTTATTTTCCTTTCAAGTTGGAGGGACGCCAACAGTGGGCGTCCCTCCGTTATGATACTACTGTACTACGATGGATTACCGTCTACAGGCGCATTTCTGGTATGTCCGAGTAACGCCATAATGACAAAGAATCCGCCAGTCGTGACACCAGTTGATATCAAACTAGGACGTACAAAACGCTTACCGCCGATATAACCAATCCTTTTAGCAACCTGGTCATCGGTGGACGTAAATCCGGCAGTTGACTCCAAATTGGTTAAATCATCATCCGGCACATCTGCTGCGTCGGATAGAGCTGGATCATCGCCGTGTTCTAACAGGAGTGCATAAGCACCATCTGTTAATACACCAGCAAGGATATAAAACTCCAGTGAGTTAAATCCTTGCAACTGTTGAACATCGATGATATTTCCAACTGTTGTGGTATTAGTCGTAATTTCCTGTTGATCCAAAGCGATGTTTGGAAATTTTGTGTTGTGCATTTCACGAGTTGTCATGTTATTTATCCTTTCTTATTTTTTATTTTTAGACTAGTGGAGCTAACTTTTGAATTTTGATTGCGTCAAAGTTAATGACTTGTCCGCCAGTACGACGTGTGGTGTAGAACAACACAAAAGGCTTCTCGGTAAATGGATCACGCAATACGCGAGTGCCAAGCCGATCAACAATCATATAGCCACGGCGAAAGTCACCATAAGCAAGTGATAACGTGTTGGAGCCAACAACTGGCATATCGTCTGCAAAAATGACCGGATTTGACAGTAGATCGAATGGACGACCAACTGTTTTGTCTAAATTGCGGTTGAAAAGGTAATTGTCTTCGCCATCTTTCAATTGCGCGATTTTGGTAAACGAACTACGTTTGGTCAACCAAACCGCATTTGACTGGTAAATTTCTTTTAGTGACCCTTGAAGTGCAATGATTCCGTCGGCCTTAAAAGCTGCGTCAATTCCGGAGTTAACTTGTTCGATTGCGTTACTCTCGTAAGTATCAGCAACTGCCCAAGCCGCGTAAGTCAAAAATCCTTTTGGCTTATTATCCCCGTCACCTGAAACGTAAGCGGTGTTTGAAGTTCGGGAGAGTTTATCTGCAACCTTACGGGCTACCCACGCTTCAACGTCCACAATATCGTCCAAGGACTTTTGTGTGGCCCGGGGTTGTGCGTATTGTTCATTGGCATCAATTCGGATATGTTCCCGTTTTGCCGTTCCAGTAGTTGGACGAGTTGCTTTTTCAGAGACCCATCCACCGTCTTGAAACTCGTCATTGTCTGCATCGAACTCAATCGCATCGGAGCTAATCGGAACCACGTCTGCAATTTGGCGCATTGGGGTAGTTTCAAATTCCCTGGTGACAATCATATCCCTGAATTCAGGGATAACGCTAAATCCACCGTCTGGGTCTATATTCACTGAAATATCTTTGGTTACATACTCAGCCGGAACGTCCATTTTGTTAGCTCTGCAATAGTCCGTCCAATCCGCAGCGTTGGAGTTGGTTTTCTTAAGGAAATCCCTAAAATGAGATTTGATTTCACGGCTTGAGCCTCCAACATTGGCTGTTGACTCTGGTCTATTGTTGGCATGTTCGACGGCTTTGAGTCGGGCGTCGTGGTCTTGGCGTTCTTCCATGAACTTAGTCATTGACGCTAACTGCTTGTCTGTTTTTTCTCGATATTCGGCGGTCCCTTCGCCTTTTGCGTGGGCTTCCAGAAACTTATCGTGATCTTCTTTAAACTGGTGGAATACCTTTTGTTGTTCTTCCTGTTTTTCAAGTATTTTTTCCAATGTAACTGTCATTTTAACTCCTCATTTCTTTGGTTGTAGTTTTCAGGCTATCGACAATAGATTGCATGAGAGCGTCTCGCCCTAATGCCTTCTTAAAGCCAATGGAGGCTATAGTTATAGACTCATTTTTAGAAAAACCACCTGCATCTCGCAAGAGTTTTTCAAAATCCCGAACGTTGTCGGGTTTCGGATACGACGTGTATTGTTTAGTCTTGGAATTTTTTACGCTGATAATATTAGCGTCTTCATTAGCTGGGAAGGTCACAAAACTAACTTCTTTGAAATTGAGGTCAGTAATAAACGTCTTGCCGTCCCTACGGAAAAAACCATCCTCAACCATGAAAAAACCTATGCTCATATCCGTAATGGCACCCTCTTTAACTTCTATAAAGGTATCTTGTCCAAGTTGGGTTTCCAAAAATTTACCTTCAACCAAAACGCCCTTATCATTTGCGATCATTGAAGTCATAACCGCAGGTCGTTGGGTCCGGTCGTGATCTTTTAAAATCTTTGGAAAGTTACCGCCCATTAATACCTTTCGGATAGCTTCGTCCACTGCCCCAGGCATTATCACGTCACCATCTAAATCTTCATTTCCAAATGTCGTGGCGAATGCCGTAAACGTGTGTGGCCCGTCTTTCTTTTGATTAAATGTTGATTTTATTCCAAAATTTAAGATTAATTCTTTTTGTTTTTGAGGGGTTTCACCAACAATACCGACAACTCCCTCTGTAATATTATTTCTAACAAATGTACCAGGTTTAAATATATCTTCTGAATTTTGTTGCAATATTATTTCGTTTGAATTAGGCGTATCAATTTCCTCCGGAACGCTAAACCCGTGAGCCCTGGCCCAAGCCACAGCAGACTCAATATCAAAAATATCAGTGTCAAATATTAATTTCAGTACGTGAATATGTGCGCTTTTTCCTACCATATCCTCGTCAAAATCTTTGTCGTCATCCATTCGGTCAAAATAACCGTCTAAAACCCGACGCGCCCGGTTTTTGACAGCTTCCGGTGCATCTGTTTGCGGCAATCTCGACGCGGCTGCTCTCAAACCACGATCAATCGCCACCAATTTCCCATCTACTACGTCGGCGAAGGGTAGCTTGTAAGAACCTTTAAGATCAGGGTTCTCCGCATCGTAAATCAAAAAAGCCCGTTTAGCGATAGCAGGCTTTGGCTTATCTGTATCGAATCCAGCCAATGAGAATATGTTTCTTTTAGCTGCCGATCCATCCCAACTCGGACGCTCTAAGATAGACAACTCTTTAGCCGCACCCACTTTGAAATCGGCCTTTTCTGTTAGTGAATCGTATGATTTTGTTAAAATGTGCATATGGTTCCCTATTTTCCCTAAGTAATTTCTAGTATTACATAAATTATGTTGATGGCACAAATACCAAGGCACATCTACAGTTAATAACATTTCCTGGCGATGCACTCGGATCACCGGGCCTTAACATCTGATCTGGGCCCACACTAAACCTATCTTCCATTGCAACAATCTGACCATCTGCAATCTGGTGATCTTCCCTTGTCCTCTCATCTTCTACAGCAACCCATTCCTTTTGAAGCCCTAAATTTAGTTCGTCATTTAAAATCTGGGTGCTCGCCAAATTAGCGAACATCAATACGTTATGCGTTTCCGTCCTTACAATTCGGATGGTTCTTGATTTTGATAGTTGGTCTTCAAATTTGCCCACTATCAATTTTGCAATCTCGTCATTTGATAATCCCTCCTGAAGTCCATTTGATAAAATAGACCTTAATTCTTCAATACTGGTGCCTACAATCTCGTTAGCATTTTCAAATGATTCCGTGTCTATGAATCGCTGTAAAAGGCGGTCAAAATCTTGCTGGGCCTGTTTCGTGTGAAAGGTTTCCCAATGAGATTTCAAAAGGCGAGTAAATTGCCTCTGTGCTGATATATTTCCTCCGGTTCGATATAGTATTTTCAAATCGTTTTCGATACGTCGGAAGTGATTCAAGATTGCTTCTTGAGAGGGTGCAAAGCCTGTTTTTCTAAGATCAGCCGCACTTTCCTTTGCGAATGCATTGAAAGTCTTTATAAATCGGCTGTCTTCCCGTTCCCCTATGGTATCTATAAGCGTGTGTACGGCCCCTAATTCCTCTCGTCTTGATGCTATTGGGCGTGGAGGCATTCGCTTATACCACCTAAAATTTTTAAACATTTTTTACACGTGACAGCTTCTTTTCTGATTGTCCATAACGACACATTTAGGTCAATTTTTTTTTCTGTCTTGAAACATAATGCAAAAACTTCGCCATTCTCCCCAAATTTTCTGGAATAATGATATTTTTTGCGGTCCCTGTAAGGATCATCGGGGGATGCGAAAGTCATTGATTTAAAAGTTTGATTATTTTTTCAGTCTGGATTTCATTATAACCGCATTTTTTATTGAGGTGGTCGGATAAACTTTTTTTGTCCTTAGCAATTGGTGGGAATGGTGAAGATAGCGCCGACAAAGGCACCTTATTTAATTCCACAAGTAAGTCATCACCACCCTCTATTGGGTCTTGCCCTACACGCTTACGCTTTTCGTTGATAGTAAGAAACGTAATTTTTTCCAAAGCTTCTAATTCTCGGCTCCTACGCTGCATCAAAACAGGCACCCTTGATAGATCGACTGCGATTCTAACGTTAGGGCCATACCTGGGAGATAGCCACATATTAAGTTCCATAACAACATTATTCACAAGAGGTAAAACTGTATTGCTCCAAAGCTGTTCATTTGATGCCTGTAGGTTTTCAAATTTGGCTTGTTCTGTGTTAAGTAAAACCAAAGGGACTCCAAACGCAAGGGCTATATCAGCAGCAGATGACTTTTTCATCTTTAAAAAATCCATATCTCTAGGGGTCATACTATTCTCTTTCCACGTGACCCCATCCTCTAAAATCATTGGTCTTCTGGATGCATTTGGACCACTAAATTTTTCATCTAATTCTTGGTGCAATACGTTTCGTTGTTCAAGTGTCAAGGCTCCTTCAACTATTAAGTTTCCAGTTGGTTGTGCAGCATCTCTTAATAGATTTAGGTTCCACTGTGATGCGTTATTATGTTGGTCTATTGCCCAAGCAGCAGGCATCAACGAACTCATGCCAAAATAGTCATTTAACGGATGGAATTTTTTTAGTTGCAAGAGATTTGATTTCCCAAGAACAGTGACATTGAATCTGACTTTTTTTCCGTTTTTATCGAACTCATAAAATGCTGGTATAAAGTTTTTACCTGGTGTAATTGACACTCTATTGGGTCTAAGAGAATAAAGCCAAACTGGTTCCCCAGGATTAAAATCTGGGCTCCTATCTGAATATGCGGCCTCTATGTATGAACTTCCATCTATCTGCCAGTAGGAATAAACTTTTTCAAAGAAAAAGTCTTTTGCTTCGCCTGGATTTGGGTTATTAAGTAACGTAAGAAGAGGATGGTTATCTTGTTTTTTGTCGTTAACAAAAACTTCAAAAGGTAAATGGGCCGCTTGTTCTGCAACCATTGTAATACAAGCGTAGGCAACGTTATTTTGCATGTACGATTCAAAAGTTGCTCGTCTCTGATCAAATGGCGGTCGCTGAGGAATTCCAGCATTTTGTGAAAAAGCCGGAAAGGTTGCCGAACTTTTCTTCCTAAATCTTTTTAAAAATCCCTTAATCCCTTCAAAAGCCATAATCTTATATTACACCATATATCACCGTCTACGTCCTGCCAATGTGATACGGGGTTGCTTTTTATTGATATCGGATAGGCTCGTTATGGCCCAAACCAAGGCATCTAATCTATCCGGCGAATCTTTTGCCCCTGGTACAAAGGTTGTCATTTGTTCGTGAAGTTCGTTAAACCAAATTGCGTGAAAAACCTTTTTTTGCTCATAGAGTGCGGCGACAGGTTCAGCACGTAAAAATTTACCCCGGCTTGCCGTTACCATTTCAGTACGAATATTAGGCTCTACGGTCCTAATGGTATGTTCTACCATATCCCCACCATAATTCTTTTCCCCAACTATCCTATCTGCTTTGTATTTGTGATATAGGTATACCGCCTTACTTGCCCAGCCGTCCGGGGAGTATTTGTCAGATTGGTCCTCAAGCACGTAATAATATCCCATTAGACATCCCACTACGATTATTCCAGTTTCATCACTATGGTCATTTGTTGATCCGGCTGGATCAATTGCGACGACAATTCTTTGGAACTGAATCTTATAAATATCACCTTTATAGATACAAGCCGTCAGCATATCGTTATTCCAAAGGGCATCCTCTAAATCGTCTAATATTTCAGCGTAAAGTTCTTGTCGACCTATTCTGGTATTTTCATATTTTTCTTTAAATCGTTTTAGGACATTTGGAGCTAGGTTGTCTTTATTCTCAAACGTCGATCCTGTCGTCACTAAAACAGTTTTTTCCTTAATCATACGTTTAATAAGAGGCCTTGGCTTGGGCGTAGTTGTGACTATCGCCTGGGCATTATTCCCCAACCTGAGACAAAATCCAGCCATATCCCAAGCTTCTTCATATTGCCACGCTGCAAGCTCGTCGGCCCAAAGTCTGTGGAATGATGGACCTCTCAAACGTCTGGGATCTTCTGCACTATACCCTTTGATAATACTCCCATTTATTAGCTCTATTTTGAGAGGTTTTCTGGTAAACCCTATCAGATTACCGCCTTTGCTTTTTATTATTTCGTGAGGCATACACTCGATAAGACCAGCTTCACCTTCAAATGCGGTGTCCCTTGTATCTGAGTTGGTGGCACAAACGACACCAGATATCGTTTTTGGATTGCTAAAGGCGTACCACCATGTATCTTCGACTGCTACGCGAGTTTTACCATATCCTCGACCCGCAAGAATAAGCCAAATATCCCAGTTCCCATCAGGCGTTATTTGTTTTTTTCTTGCCGCCTTCAACCAGTCGAGGCGTTTTGTTAACGCCATTTGATTTGCTAGAGGCAATGCTGCCCAGCAACTTTGTAAACCTTTGTTCATTTTCAACTTGTTTTTGTTCCTCTATTGTATGCCTATGGTCCAGTTCTATTTTCTTAGGCCACATACCAATATGTTGCCCCATTAACTCATTCGCCCTAACAGCTACAGCAGCATACGCAGGACCAGTCTTAATGGTCCCTATATTGTTGATACATTTATTTCTGATAGATTTTAGGTTTAGAATTATACCATCTACTGTTAGGTAATGTTTTTCACCTTT